CGCAGCCGAGAGCGCGCGCGGCGTCCTGGTATGCCTGCTCAGGCTTGGTGGCGGCCTTGATTGCGCGGCGCATCAGGGCTTTCCCCGCCGGCGCAACGACTTGCAGCTTGAGCCGTTGCCACGCATGATCGGCCACTCACGAACCACTGAAAGGAATCGACATGGCACTGACCCACGAAGAGAAAGCTGAACTTGCATCCTTGCAAGCCGTTGATGCCGGGATGGAGCCGTCCGAGCCGCCGACTTTGGCTGACCTGCGCGCCAGAGGTCATGCCGAGCCTGATCGCATCGCCTTGACGGCCGCCGGCCGAGCTCGTTTGGAGGCTTTGAAGGCGAAACTCGTCCCCAAGCCAGGCATGTAACGGTTTTCAGGCAGGGAAACGTCATGCGGCGCGCCCCTGTTGGCGGCCATGAACCATCCGCCAGTAGTCCGCGCGCACGTCGTTCAGCATGACGTGCGCGTAGTTCTCACCGATCCACGCGGTTATGCCGGTGAAGAACAGGCTGAAATCCCCCTCCTCCATCGAGTCGAAGGCCAACGACTGAGCGACCTTCACGGGGATAACGCGGATATCCGGCAGCACAGCGGCGAGTACCCTGCGCGCGCCGGCCCCCAGCACGACCTCGGCCGCGTCCAAGAGTGCCTTCACCACCGGTGATGCATCCATCTCGACCGTCTCGCAACAGATTCCCGATTCCAGCTGCAGCTGCTTCAGTGCTGCGTGCGCGTCGAGGTCTCGGAACGCCTCGACGTTGTCCACCAGCAGGTGGCCGATTACGTGGGCCAGCCGGTGGAAAGCGGCGTTGCGCGATTCCTTGATCTCGAGGCGGTACTCGCGGCCGGCGCGGTAGCCGCGGTCCTTGGCCAGTCGGCGGTCGATTTCGTGCAGCGGCACGAAGGCACCCAGCTCTTCACCAGTGGTCGGATCGACCACACGCATGCAGGTCGCGTAGATCGGTCGGCTGGCGCGCTTGGCGCGGATCTTCTTGGCGGCTGCGGTCAAGGCGGTCATGCGTCGTCTCCGGCTGCTCGATCGCGGGTGCTACGGCGGCGACCACGGGGCAGCGGCAGATCGAAGTCGTCCTGCCCGCCGGCTGCTGCTCCGGTCGCCTTGACCGTGTAGTTCGGGCGCGGCCCGGTGTAGTCGTCAAAGGAGCTGCACTGCAGGCGGTGCTGCAGGTAGCAGGTACCAGTCTCGCCCTGGCGGTTCTTCGCCACGATCAGCTCGGAGATCCCCGGCGCGCCGCAGGCATCCTTGGTGTAGTAGTCGTCCCGGTACAGGAAGGCGATAACGTCGGCGTCCTGCTCGATCGCGCCGGACTCGCGAAGGTCGGCCATGCCGGGGCGCTTGTCGGTCTTTCCCTCCAGTCCGCGGTTGAGCTGGGACAGCGCCATCACCGGGCAGTTCAGATCCTTGGCCAGCCGCTTCAGCTGCCGCGAGATGTAGGACACCTCCGCCGTGCGGTTCTCGGATTTGGCCTTGCCGGTGAGCAGCTGCAGGTAGTCCACAACGATCAAGCCCAGCCCGCCGGCCACCTTGGCGTGCATGCGCGAGGCTCGCGCAGCCAGAGCATCCACGGACAGCGAGCCGCAGTCGTCGATCGCCAGCGGCAGCGTATGCAGGTAGGCGCGGGCCTGCGACAGCCTGCCCCATTCGTCCTCAGTCAAGGCGCCCTTCTCGCGCATGCGGCTCAGGTCGACGCCGGCGTTGGCGGCCATCAACCGCATGCTCAGCTGCGAGGCCGACATTTCCAGGCTGAAGACCGCGACGTTCCGGCCGCCGGCGGCTGCGTCTTCTGCCCAATTCAGGGCATGGGCGGTCTTTCCCATCGACGGGCGCGCGCCCAGCACGATCAGGTCCGTCGGCTCCAGCCCAGGAATCTTGCGGCGGACGCTGCTCCACTTCGGCGCGATGCCGAGCGTGCCTTCACCGTGGAAGCGGGCCTCCATCTCGTCCCATGCTCGCTGCACGCCGCTGCGCACCAGCACCAGCCCGCCGTTGCCGCTGGACTTCACGGTCAGGCCGGCCAGCTTCGCCGCGGATGCCGAAACAACCTCCTCCGCCTCGTCGTCGCTCGCCTGATAGGCGCTGTCGGCGATGTCGGTGGTGGTATCGATCAGCTGCCGCAGCAGCGCCTTGTTGCGCACGATGTCGGCGTAGGCGCGGACGTTGGCCGCCGACGGCGTGCTGCTGGCCAGCTCGATGCACAGGCTGGTCAGATCATCTGCACCGATCTCGACGTTCGCGGTGATCCAGTCACCGACGGTGACCACGTCGACCTCGCGTTTCAGGTCGTCCACGTCGCAGATGCCCTGGTAGATCACCTGGTACTCGCGCCGGTAGAAGTCCTCGGGCGCCAGCTGGTCGCGGACCTGCTTCAGCGCTCCCGGCGCCAGCAGCAGCGCGCCGATCACCGACTGCTCGGCCGGGACGGAATGCGGCGGCATGCGCAGCTGGGAGACGTTGTCGAGGTAGTCGGGGGCGGTGCTCATGCGGCCTGGTCCTGCTGGTCCTGCAGCTCGAGCCGCTCACGTTCCCGCTCGGCGTCCCGCTCGCGCTTCACCTGCACGCCCGCGGTGGTCAGCTCGCACCCGCCGCCATCTGGGCACCACCAGAGCTTGAACCAGTTGCGGCGCACGGCATCGCGGAAGTGCGCCCGCCAGTCCTTCTGCTGCCGACCGCTGTCCTCATGCCGTACGGCGAACTCCCTCCAGGCCAGCGCGATGAATTCCTTCGGAATCCCAGCGTCCTTGGCGAAGTCGAAAATCGGGTCGTCAGCACGGATTGCCCGCTCCCCTGCCTCGCGGCACGCCTCGACGAAGGCCGGGAAGGTGGTCTTCTCCCGCTTCCGTCGGCCAGCCTTCTCCCCCTCGGCGCGAGCCGGGGGGTTAGGGGGGTTCTTCTCTCCTTTCCCTTCCTCTCCTCTCCCCTCCTCTCCCTTCCCTTCCGGGGGTGAGGGCTCGTCGAGGTCTCGACGATCATCATTCGAGAATGGGGGATGCTTGAAGGTCGGACGGTCGATTTTCTGGTGCTTCTTCCAACCTGTGACGTGCAGATACTGCTTGTCCCCATTGGCGTAGAAGGCGACCAAGGAATTCGACGACAGCTCGTCGAGCATTCGCTGAACGTCCGTCGATGAGATGTCGTCACCCGGGAAGATTTCGGCCTTGATGGTTTTCGCGCTGGCCACGTGGTTGCCGGCGTCGTCGCAGAAGTTCCACAGGCCGATGAAGAGGAGCCGAGCCGTCGGCGAGCATTCCATGATCTGCTCGCTGGACCAGAACTCAGGCTTGATAGAGCGGATCCGGGCCATTACAGCCCTCCCAGCAGATCAGGCGTCGCTTCAATGGCCCGACGCGCTTCCGCCCTCGCCTGCTCGGCAGCGCACTGGCATCGATGCGCCGCACGCTCGGCATCGGTCATGGGCTCGCTATGGGCAATGACGTCCAAGCAGCACTGAAGGTGTCGGAGCACTTCCGATCGCGAATTCATGGGGTGTCCCCCTCGTTGGGCGGACACCCATGCTGTAGCACGGCGCCACCATTGGCGTGCCGTAACTGGCACTGTGTGGACGGGAGTTAGGAACACGGCCCACCCCGCTCCGCCGCAGCGTCAGCGTGCTGGCCGACCTGCGCGATCGCCGCCTGGACCAGAGCACAGGCCCGGCCGATCTCGTCAGCCTCATTCGGGCTGATCTGACCGTCGGCCAGGGCATCGGCGATCAGCTGCGACAGATCGCCCTTGGCATGGGCTGCAGCCAGCAGAGCGCCGATCATCGATCCGGACTGCGGAGCATCCACGCGCTGGACCACGAAGCCATGGTCGGCCGCCATGGCATGCAGGATCCGGAAGTCACCGGACTTGCCCATCAGCTCATTGGCTTCCTGCAGGCTCAGCAGGTTCCGGTCGTTGTTGGGGTTCACCTTGCCGCGCAGGGTGGCGGCCGACATTCCGTTGCTCATCCGGGGTGCGAGGGACTCGCTGCCGCCGGGATATTCGTGGACGGTGTCGTAGGCGGCGTCGGAGACATTCATGGGCGGACTTCTCGATTGGAGACGCCTGGGCGTCGGCGGCGCACGATGGGCGCCATGGAAGACATCAACTCAGGGATGAAAAGCACCCCGCCCCAGCCGGGTATCCGCGGTCACCACACGCACGGGCCGGCTGGGATTTGGCATAGGTCACGCGGCGGCGTTGGAATGCGCGTCGTCATTTGCGGCGCCGGGGTCGGGCCAGATGTCTGGCCGAAGCTCGGTGAGGGAAACCGCGCCATTGCTATGGACGTGCAGCTGCCGGACGAGTCCGCCGTCAAAGCGCTGGCCCTTGCTCAGGGCCTTGCGCAGGTAGCCGATAGAGGTGCCCGCACGCCGTGCAAAGTCGGCCTGGTCGATTGGGTTGAGCGTCGAGAGGTAAGCGCGGAGGGTGTCCATGACCGGCACATTACCACATGGTAATTCTCAGTCAACACCATTTGGTGAATTACCCTCTGGTATCCGAAACTCGCCCTATGAAGACCGACACCCCCGCCGTAGCCCGACGCAGGCAGCGCCTGCAGCAGTGGATCGATGACCGCTTCAATGGGAAGCAGGCCGATTTCGTGCGAGCGACTGGAATCAACCAGGGCGAGTTGTCAGGCCTGTTGAAGGAGAAGTCCTTCGGCGAGAAGCGCGCAACCTCTATCGAGCAGGCAGCCGAGATGCCAGCTGGCTACCTCTCTGACGATTCGGCAAAGGTCTCGGCGGTCGCAGAGATTGCGACACCCGCAGACTACGTTCGCGTCGAGCAGATCGATGCGGAGGCGCAGATGGGTGGAGTCGGTAGGGTCAACGAGGATTTTCCGGAAGTCGTACGTGCGATGGACTTCGCGCCCAACTACATCCGTTCTGTGATTGGTTTCATGCCGCCTGCTGGGCGACTCAAACTGGTGACCGGCGTAGGCGACTCGATGTCGCCGAAGATCAAGCCAGGCGAGATGGTCATGGTTGACACGGGTTGTCGCGAGTTCGTCGGCGATGGCCTGTATCTGATCAACACCGGCTACGGCCACCAGATCAAGGCACTCCAGGCGCAGCCGGATGGCATCTGGGCCAGAAGCGCGGATCAAGTGCTCTACCCGCCATTCCGTCTCACCGATGAAGCAATCATCGGTGGACGCGTGTACCTGATCCAGCATCTGGAACGGGTAGCGTAGAAGGCCCGGGACCTCAGCGGTCCCCGGCTCTAATCATTTCTCGCGAGTGAGCCGCAGACTTCCGTCAGATGGCAGAAGCACCCGGTACTCCTGACGCTCTCCCCGGCCCAAGGTCAGGTTCTGAGACGTCGAAATGTTGGCGCAGAGACCGCCCCCCGTCTCCAGCTTGAGAAAATACGCGCCAGGCGCAAGGTGAAGCGTTGCTGCTTCGCTCTGGCGCAATGCCAGCACCTTGTCGTTGTTGATCAGGATGTCGTGCGAGCAACCGGAACCGTAGTAGCCCTTGTCCCTCGCGATGAAGATGGATGCGGTGCGCTCTGGCGACGCCTGCAAATACTGAGGCGCGTATACGCGGTCGGCAGGCACTGCCTTCGCCTCGCTCTCGGATACGGGAACCGTTGAGCAGCCGGTGCTAAGACCTGCTGCGAGCAGGATTGAAACCCCCATTACCTTCTTCATCCACCCCTCCTTTGTTGGCTCCGAGTCTATCTGAACTCGCTATGCCGGAAGCGGCTCCCGCAGTCTTTCTGAACGCCTTTACCATTTATTTTACCTTATGGTATTGACTAGTGATTACCGTTTGGTAATCTGCATCCACGCCCAAGCAGCCTCATCCGAGGCAGGGCGATGGAGACCGTCATGGACCAGCCCTCTTCCGCTTCCGCCCTCTCGCTTCACCCCGAAGCCGATGTGCGCAAGCAGCGCGCGAACTCCGATGTCGTGCGCACCCACCTCTACAACCACGGCCTGCGCCTGCCCGGCGTGGAGATCGCGTACGCCGCCGCCTA